TATGCAAGATCGTGGTCGAATCTACGGTCATCCAAAAATCAATCAAGGTCGGATTGCTTCACGGCTATCCAATCTTTTTGATTTCCCAATCTCAGACTCTCAGGCTGCACTTGCAATGGTCGAGGTCAAACTCAGCAGAATTCAGGAAACACCTAGTCACATCGACTCCTATGTCGATTGCCTCGCCTATATTGCCATAGCGCTCGAACTCGCAACTGAGGAGGATAAACTTTATGTTTAATCTTAATGATTATGAAACTGTAGAATCTCGAATCGCTAAATTTTGGAAGGATTATCCTGATGGACGGATTGAAACGGAACTTATTGAAGCTGCGACTAATAGATTTATTGTTGAGGCTCGTATCTTTAGAACTGAGGCTGATCCAAAGGCTTGGGCAATCGATTACGCTGCAGAGTCTTTCAGGACAGATTCCAAAGAAGCTGAATTCGCCTTGGAGCGATGTTCGACTTCCGCAATAGGCAGGGCATTGGCAACTGCAGGCTTTGCAACAAAGCGACCTTCTCGTGAGGAGATGTCAAAAGTTGCAAGAGTCGAAATGGCACACAAGAAAGAATACATTCCAGTTGAAAAAGAAGATGATCCGTGGACAATAAAAACTGTTGAAGCGCCAAAAACCGCAGCGGAGGCAGTTGGAATTGTTAAGGACATTATAGGCGGTACAACTGACAAAGATGTCCCTCGTTGCCCTCATGGGGAAATGCATTGGGCGCATGGGATGACTAAGGCTAATAAAGCGTGGGGTCATTTCAAGTGCATTGCAGCCGCTACTGGTGAAATGAATCGATGTCCTAAAGGCGAGGATGTTATTTGGTACGAGATAGCACCTGATGGCTCATGGCGTCCACAAAAGAAGCGTGCATGATGGAAAACAAAGTCATTATTGCAAAAAACGCTCGACAAACATCGCGAGAAGCTGCTGAGAGGGCTTATCCAAAGTCCGGGACTATGCGTTTGCGCGTTTATGAATACATTATTCGACAAGGCTTAAAGGGCGCAACGGATCAAGAGATTCAACGCAATCTAAATTTATCGGGTGACACTGTTCGACCTTCTCGAATTACATTGTTTCAAGATGGCTTCATTATTGATTCAGGAGAACGCAGAAAGAACGCAAACGGCAATGACTGCATCGTTTGGCGATCAGTTGATGAAGGGATGATGTTTTAATGGGCGAGATGATTATTTTTAGCGATGGTCAAGCAACCATTATGGGCGGTGAATTGGATGAACCGCAGGAAATTGTTATTTATTGCGAGTTATGCAATGAGCCAGTAGCAATCACTCCTGAGTTTAATGACAAAGTGTTTTTAACTTGCATGAAGTGTCACGCGGTAAGTCACATTAAATTACATTCATCAAAAGAAGTAGATGACTCAACATCGTAAGCATCGAGGTTATGCGACCGAAAGGCTCGTTGCTAACTACTTGCAGCAGTGGTGGCACGCAGCTAGTGTAGGTCGCGGTCAAGGCAAAGATGTTCAAGGTGTCCCGTTCGACATCGAGATCAAGGCGCGTAACTCACTTGACATAAAAGGGACATTGCGCCAAATCAAGGCACGCACCGCCAAAACTGGGGAGTTAGGTTTTGCGTGTTTCAGACTTAATGGTCAAGGGGAAGCATCAGTCGGGGAGTTCGTCTGCATGTTGCCGTTAAGTGATTTGGTGCAATTACTTCGTAAAGCAGGTTACACAAAAATTCCTGCAAACATAGATTGGGAAAAGGCATTAGTTCGATGCGATAATTGCGGTAACTGGAAAGTAAAGCATTGGAGTTGTAAAGCCTGTGAATCGGAGAATAATGCCAACTTATGAATATCGATGCCCGTTGTGTAATTTGCAGATGGAGTTGGAATTACCGATGGAGCACGATCTAGTTCGATGTCAGGATTGTGGCGCTCAAGCTAATCGCATTTATTCTGCACCTGGATTAGTTTTCAAAGGGAAGGGGTTTTATCGAACAGATAACGCTTAATTTAGACACGCCGTTTTGACCTGCGGTTTCAATCAGGCAAAGAAATGGATTTGACATGACCAGTACACTCAGAGGGCTAGAGCACACCAGGTGCTCAGAGCGAACCGTGAAGCGGTTAGTTCGCTCGGTAGCAATCGTGTTGGGGGGCGCTTTATGCTTCTCCTTCGTATCAGCAGCTAGTGCGACAAACGCACCAATAAAAACATACACACCAAAAGAATTTGCTCAAATACAATTAACAGGTAATTTGTACAAATGTTTAAGTATTTTGTACGGAAAAGAAAGTGCATGGAATCCTTCTGCACGCAATGGTTCTCATTACGGTATTCCTCAAGGTAAATCAGAGTTCCTTAGTAGAGTCGATGGCATAACACAAGTTACATGGGGACTCAAGTACATAGGGAACAGATACGGCTACACTTATACACATGAAGGAAAGCAACCTGACACATGCGCTGCACTGGAGCATTGGCGTAGTAAGGGATGGCATTGACTAGCAGCTTAAGAAACTCAGGATCAACTAATCGATGGCGTAAGATTAGGAAACAGATAATCAAACGCGATGTTGTATGTCAATCATGCGGTACTGATGAAAATCTAACAGTTGATCACATAATTCCAAGAAGGTTAATGGAGAATGGTTCAGATTCGCCTTCTAATTTGCAAACTCTTTGTGGTTCATGCAATTCACGCAAGGGGGGTAGGTTTTTTGATAGCCCAAGGACACCCCCGACCCTTCCTGTTTCTTTTTACCCCGAAACCGAGTCAAAAATACATGATCAAGACTAAATGGTTCAGTTCGGCTAAAAATGGCTGAGATCGGCTCACACGGGCTTGAATCGGGCAGGGTAGGGGTAACAGAGCCTCGTATTCGCTCCAAAAGCCTAGATTTACCTTCACGGGGTCAAGAAATGATTGACTTTTGCAAAGAAATTGGTCATCCCTTGCTTAAATGGCAGGAACTCCTTGCAATTGAAACCTTGAAGTACAAACCCGATGGTCGTTGGGCGCACCCGATTGTTGGGGTCATGATTGCAAGACAAAACGGAAAATCAACATTTATGGCGCTTCGCATCCTGTTTGGAATCTACAAACTCGATGAGAAAATGCACCTCGCAACTGCTCACAAACTTACAACTTCGGCAGAAATCTTTTTTAAGGTCGGTCAAATAATTGAGGGCTCACCAATTCTGCAGGCTAACTTTGCTAAAAAGTACGAGTCCAAAGGATCGCAAGAGATTCGATTCGTCAATGGCGCTCGTTACCTAATTCGAGCAGGCAACTCAGCAGCTAGAGGAATTGCCGCTCCCGATGTCATTCATATTGACGAGTTACGCGAATTTACCGATGAGGAAATTTGGTCGTCAATGCGATTTACTCAAATGAGTAATAAGAATCCGCAGGCAATCGTTTATTCAAACGCAGGTCATGCTCAATCGGTTTTACTTCTTAAGTTAAGAGAGCGAGGACTTGCAGCTTCTCAAGGCGGTGAGGATTCTATCGGTTGGTTTGAGTGGTCGGCTGAACAGGACAAGCCAATCAATGACATTGACGGGTGGTATCAAGCAAATCCATCTTTGGGCTACACGATCCATGAGGACAACATCAGAGATTCGCTATCAGATCGTGAGGACATTTTTCGGACTGAGGTTTTGTGTCAATTTGTTGACATGATAAATCCAGTCATCATCCCGAGCGAGTGGGCGAAGTGCAAGGACGATAAGGTCAAACTTGATGTTGAAAAGGACACTTGGTTTGCAATCGATCTAAGTCCCGACCGTCAACACGCAGCTCTCGTTGCAGGTCAAAGAATCGGCAAAGATAAATTTATGGTTTCCTTGCTTCAGACTTGGTACAACCCAATTAACCTCGATGACAAATTGCTTGCAAACGATGTCGCAACCTGGGTTCGCAAGTATCCCGTCAACACAGTGGCGTTTAGCAAGTCAACCGCAGCCGCCGTTGCCGCTAGGTTGCAACCTGCAGGTATCCCAATCCATGAAATCTCAGGAATCGAGTATCAACAGAGCTGCGATGAGTTTGTTTCAGCTATTTCATCAAATCGTTTAGTCCATAAAGGGCAAGAGGAACTTGACAAGCAAGTTTTATCTGCCGTTAAACTCCAAAGAGGTGATGGCGGTTGGGTCATGGGCAGATTGAAATCAGGAATTGTTTGCGGTGGAGTTGCAGCTTCAATGGTGACTCATTTTGCGACACGAGCAGAAACCGAAGTTGATATTCAAGTGGGTTGACAAAGTGCTATAATTTGTCCAATGGCACTGTTAGACTTTTTTGTTCCTAAAACTCCTGCTGCTCCTATCACAGTCGATGCAGCATCTACACCTGCGCCTTTTAACAATACAGGATCAATTTCACCTTTCATTTTTACATCCAGTGCAGCTACACGCGCTCAAGCGATGGCAGTCCCAACAATCGCACGCGCTCGAGGAATTCTTTGCTCAACAGTTGCAAGTTTGCCAATGGAACAATACTCAAAACTTAACGGCGCACATTTACCGACTCCATCAGTAATCAATCAACCTGATCCTCGCGTTCCAGGTTCTGCAATCTATGCATGGTTAGCAGAGGATTTATTATTTCACGGCGTGGGGTACGGAATGGTGATGGAGCAATATGGTGACACAGGTCGCGTGCGTTCCTGGACAAGAATTGCACCTGACCGCGTTACACAAAAGTTAAATCATTTACAAACTGAAATTATTGGCTATCAAGTCGATGGAAGTATTGTCCCAACGCAAGGTGTCGGTTCTCTCGTTGTTTTCTACGGTTTAGATGAAGGAATTCTTAATCGCGCAGGTCGCACAATTCGTGCGGCACATGCTTTGGAACAAGCTGCAGAAACATTTGCAAAAGAGCCTGTTCCATTGCAGGTTTTGAAATCAAATGGC